CAGGATCAGATTCATCTCTTTCTGGAACAGGAATAACAACTATAACATCTGATGGCGGTGGAGAAGGTGGTCGAAATCCAAGTACAGGTAACGCAGGTGAAGATGGTGGTAATGGAGGTTCTGGCGGAGGTGCCGCAGGTGCTGATGTATTTAATGCAGGTGGTACTGCTACTTCAAATCAAGGTAAAAATGGTGGAAGTAGATCCGGTGGTGGAAGTCACTCTGCAGCTGGAGGTGGTGGCGCAAGTCAAAATGGCGGTAGCGCAAGTGGAAATGATGGAGGAGATGGAGGAGATGGTTTATCTTCTTCAATAACTGGTTCATCAGTCACAAGAGGTGGTGGCGGTGGAGGAGCTGGTATTGGTACTGCAAATTCAGGAGGTTCTGGAGGTGGTGGTACTGGTAGAAATGGATCAGACGGAACAGCAAACACTGGCGGTGGCGGTGGAGGTGATAGAAGTGGTGGTTCAGGAGTTGTAATACTTCGTGTTCCTACTGCTAGTTATTCAGGAACAACAACAGGTTCTCCTTCAGTTTCAACAGATGGTTCAGACACAATTATGGTATTTAACGGTAGTGGGAGTTACACAGCATAATGGCACATTTTGCAAAATTAAATTCTAATAATATAGTTGAAAGAATTGAAACAGTATCAAATGATATTGCAATAACCGAACAAGCTGGTATTGATTTTCTAAATAATCTTTATGGTACAAATGATATTTGGAAACAAACTTCTTTCAATACAAAAGGTGGACAACATATATTAGGTGGAACACCATTTAGAAAAAATTACGCTGGTAAAGGTTATACTTATGATAGCGATAAAGATGCATTTATTCCAAAAAAACCTTTTAATAGTTGGATATTAAATGAAACAACTTGTTTATGGGAAGCACCTGTTGAATATCCAAATGATGGAGAAAGATATTATTGGAATGAAACAGATACAACTTGGAATTTAATAGAATAAGATAACTATTTGTTATTATATACCTATAATTAGTATATTAAGTTAAAAATGATTTCTAAAAAATTAACTTTTTATAGTTTAATAGAAGGTGTTGAAAAAACAATGCCTATTATCCCTAGTAAAGATTATAGTCATTCTTGGGTTTTAAAAGCAAGAGAAAGTGTTAAAAATAATAAAAGCGTTTTAAGATGTCCTGGTATTTTTAAAGTAAAAAATGAAGGTTGGATACTTAGAACATACCAAGATATAAAATTAAAAATAACAGGTTCTGATTTTATTTGGCAATCACCAATGGATTCAGAAAAATTATATAGTCATTTTAAATGTAATCCTGTTGATTTTCATGGAGAAAAATTTTTATTTGATTATTTTGAAAATTGGCCAAAAAATTCTTTTTCAAAAGTTATTAAAATAAATTTACCCTGGTCGGTTGATATACCTAAGGGTTATATACTTCATCAGTTTCATCCTGCTTATTTAGATGAAAATAGATTTACTGCACTTCCAGGAATGTATACATCCGATACAGGTTTAAATGTTTTAAATGTTCTTCTTACTTTACACGTAGAAAATAATGAAATTTTAATTAAATCTGGTACACCAATTGCTCAAATAGTGTTATATAAAAAAGAAAATATAAAACACGAACATATAATAGCTAGTAAAAGCAAAAAATTCTTAGTAAAAGAAAAATTAACTAGATTGTTGTTGAGCATGAATTTTAAGAGAGCTTATGGAAATATAAAAAAATTTTGGAATGGATAAAAATTTTATATTAGAGTATAAAAATCTGTTAACAGATAAAGATTGTTTTGATTTAATCAAAAAATATAAAAAACTAACTAAATATTCCGAAGAAAAAGGACATAATTATAATTATTATGATTTAGAAAAAACTTCTACTTTTAAAGATTTAAATTTAAAAATTTTGCCTATTTTAAATTTATATAAAAAAAACTATCCTGAAGTAGATTTAACTAAAAATAAATGGGGATTAACCAATATGAGGTTTAAGTATTTTAAACCTGGAAAATCGTTCGAAAATTTTCATTCTGAACATAATTACAGATATTGTACAAGATTATTAAATATTCAAATTTATTTAAGCAATCATGATTGTGGGACTGAATTCTACAATAAAAAAATAATAAAATCAGATAAAGGTAAAATAGTCATATTTCCTTCTTATTTTACACATACTCATAAAGGACAAGTATGTCCTCAAAAAAAAAATAGATATATTATTACTGGATATGTAAATTTTTTAGATTTATATTGAATGTTTAAAAATTATTTAAAAGAAATTAATTATCCTTCAGATAAACAAAAAAATAAAGAACACTGGGATATCGAAGGTATTCCACATAAAGTTTCAAATCAATTATTAAAATTTGATATTAGACCAATGTTTGTTATAGATAATAATCAATTAGGAAAAGAAATTTTTATAAATTCAAAAGCAGATAAAATTGCTTTTGAAACTATAGATAGTTGGATTTTAGTAGATACCCAAGAGCTTCTTAAATATTTTAAATCAAACAATAGTCAAAAACAACATTTAGATAATTTAATTAAAAAACTTGAATGGAACATAATTATTTATAAATAATTATAGAATTACTTCATTTTTGTTATATAATATCTTTATGCCATTAACGCAACTTAATTTTTTACCTGGACTAGATACTGAAAACACCCAAACAGGTGCAGAAGGTAGATGGACAGATTGTGATAAAATAAGATTTAGAAAAGGTTTACCACAAAAAATAGGTGGTTGGACTAAATTTAGTCAAGATTATTATGTAGGAGTAGGACGAGCTTTACATCAATGGTTAGATAATACTGGTATAAGATACGAAGGTTTAGGTACAGATAGAAAAGTTTATGTTTATAGATCAGGTGATAATGCTGATATTACACCTATAAGACAATCTAATACTTTAACAAGTGTATTTAATACTACATCTGGTAGTTCTAATGTTGTAGTAAATCACTCTACACATGGAGCTCAATTAGGTGATTTTATTACTATATCTAATGTAGCTCCAACAAGCATTGGAGGTATTTCTAATTCATCTTTAGATGCTCAATATGAAATTATTGAAATTACTAATGCCGATGCTTATACTATTCAATCAAGTGGAACAGCTAATGCTACAGTTACTACTACTGGTAATTGCGATATAGAATATCAATTATCTATCGGGCCAGATCAACAAACTCTTGGATTTGGTTGGGGAACAGGAACATGGAATTTAAGTACATGGTCTACACCTAGATCAACATCAAATGTAACTTTAGATATGAGACAATGGTCTATGAATAATTGGGGAGAAGATTTAATTATAACTCAAAGAGATGGATCAACTTATCTTTGGAATACTTCTGATGGTTTAACAGATAATCCTGCAACATTAATTGCAAACGCTCCAACTGCTAGTACACTTTCAGTAGTATCTACAGAAACAAGACATCTTATTTGTATGGGTACAGAAACTACTATAGGAGATACAGGAACACAAGATAAAATGTTTATTAGATTTAGTGATCAAGAAAATTTTAATTCTTTTCAACCAAATGTAACTAATTCTGCTGGATCACAAAGAATTGCTGGAGGAAGTGAAATACGTTGTGCAAGACCTGCAAAAGGAACTATATTAATATGGACAGATACTACTATGCACTCGATGTCTTTTATTGGTCCACCTTTTATATTTGGATTTAGACAATTAGGTAACGATTGTGGTGCCGTTGGTTTAAATAGTTCTATTGTTGTAGATGATGTTGCATACTGGATGTCTGATGGACAGTTTTTTAGATATGCTGGTGCTGTTCAAGAAATACCTTGTCCTATTTTAAATTATGTTTTTGATGATATTAATAAAACTCAATATGGTCAAGTTTATGCAGGTCAAACTTCAGATTTTTCAGAAATAATTTGGTATTATTGTTCTAGTAATTCTGATCAAATTGATAGATATGTAATTTATAATTATTTAGAAAATAGTTGGTATTTTGGAAATTTAGCTAGAAGCACTTATCAAGACAATGGTGTAGAACAAAATCCACTTGCCACTGAATATTTTGCTAATTCAACTGCAAATACATATACTACAATTAATGGAATAACTCCGGGTCGTTCTTTAATTTATAGGCATGAAGATGGAGTAGATGCTGATGGATCAGCAATTACTTCTTTTATTGAATCAGGTGATGGTGATATTGCAGATGGAGAGAATTTCAGTTTTATTAATAAAGTTATACCAGATTTTAAAAATCAAACTGGAAACGCTAATATAACTATATCTACTAGAGATTATCCTAATAGCTCTAAAACTACAGGAGAAACCATTACAGTGTCTAATACAACATCGTTTTATAATACAAGAACAAGAGGAAGACAATCTTCAATAAAAATAGAAAGTGACGAATTAGGTAGTAATTGGCGATTTGGTACATTAAGAATCAATATTAGACCT